GATGCAGTAGGTGCTGCTAATGGGTTAGCATTCGGTACATAGTTGAGAATCCCAGGTGTTGCAGACCTTGCCTGCGCTGCTGCCGACCAAGGGCTATAATCAACTGCGGAAATGCCCGGTGCTAAGGGTTGTGTAATAGGTGCTACTGCCATTATTGCATCCTCTGTTTTAAGTCTTTCGTAATGATATCATAAGAATGTTTCCAGTCTTTTAGTTTTCTAGTCATGCCTTTTCTCGTCCACGCTTCAAGGGATGAACATCCATTTCTAATCGCATAGCCTTCTAGCATGGGAAGGAAGTCATACCATAGACTCATATCCTTACCTGCTAATGTTATTACCCTGACTATCTTCTTCCTCGGGTACTGGATAATCTCTGTCACCATAGAAGCTATAACATCCTTATCCTTTAATGCTACCCATAATCTCAGATCAGCGGAGTCAAGATGTTTCTTTATATCCTCTGGCATGAGTTCACCCTCTGCATGGAGTAGTGCCTTCTCTATTAGGGGTACAACATCACCCCATACCATGTCTATATCTTCTGCTTCTACTAAAGCTACCTTACATGAAGGTTGTGCTATAGTTTCAGATTCAAGTTGCGCTACAGTTTTGCCCATGCTGTTCCGTTATGCCAATAAATTCCTTCCCCGGTTCCACCCGGATTCCAATCGGTCCCATCTGCGTATCTTACGTCACCCTTGCGTGGTTTGTCTGGTTCTATATGTGTAGGCTCTAGCCTGAATATAGACTGATTCAGAAGAATATCACCTAGCCTTTATCTTATATCACCCTTGCGTGGCTTGTCTGGCTCTATATGGGTAGGCTCTAGCCTGAATATAGACTGATTCAGAAGAATATCACCTAGCCTTTTAAGTTCCGTGACAACATAACCACCAAGATCATCTACCTGTTCTGGAAGAGGACCGGGTTCATACCTTGTTACACTTTTCTCTACCCTATCGGCATAGGTTGCCATCAGTAACTCCTTGAGCCACGCTTACCTACATTGTCAACCTCTATAGAATAACCATCTAACTCCCAGTTCATATCCGTAGTAGACTCAAAGCGTACAGCATATAACTTCCCAGTGCCTCTAACAGATACTTTAGACTGGGTATTAGGATTAAATGAGACAGGAGCATTCCATGATATACCACCCTCAGTAGACATCTGGGTACCCAGGTACACGTTTATACTGTCTGAGCCACTAATGGACATCTTGGGCCAGATAGAACTGATACGCTTTACGGTTGAGTGGTCTGGCTGTCCTTGTCCATTCATGGATAAGCCAGTTCTTTCTATATAAGATACCATATCAGTGGTATCTTCCTGGTTACCTGACCCATCTCTATACAGTTTAGTATTGCTTGGATCAGCAAAGAGTAGAACCTTATCCTGTAGGTCATAACTCATTGTCCACGGACCAGTCGTACCTGCCCATGTGGTGGAGGTATTCGCCCATGTCGTAGATGTGGTGGGGTTTCCCACGTTGCCATAACCAATATGAGCAAGATCGGGTAAGTCTCTTATCGTAAATGTATTAGTAATATAATTCCATACGATAGCTTTATTGGGGTGGTTGGTCAAGGCGCCGTCAGCCGTGAAACAGAAGAGTATCTCTGTCCTGCCATAGTCGGCAGCAACAAAGCACTTGTTGATCTGCGCGCCATCCAGTGTAGTGAACACATACTCCTTCAACTTCTGAGGAAGTATAGGTTTAAGTCGCTGACCATCATTGATATAGAAGTTACCCTTACCAAAGATAGCATGACCACCATCAAACTCAGCTACACAGTTCTTTGCTATCGCTCCAATAGTAGGAGATAGCTGCCTGAAGGAGAATATAAAGGGAGTTCCCACGAAACTCATGGAGTATGTGGCATCCTCTTTATAGATCATAAACGTATCCCTTAACTGAAGACCGTCTAAGATATCGCCTTTTGTGTCTGCCAACTCGTATTCACCAGCGTCTACGGTGCTGGTCGTTTCATTCCATGAGGATGGGACACCTTGTATTCCAGCCTCTGTACTCCACTTCACAACCCTTGGGTAGGACACACCACCCCTTGTTATGTTAAGAGCAACCAAGAAGGAGCGAAAGGCTCTCATTGATTTACAGAATACATTTACAAATACAGGATCATTATCACTATGAGCAGCAGCAGAGGTGCTATTCGCGCCTCTAGTGCAGCCAGTAAACGTAGTGGTTGTCTTTCCAGTATAGGATATATCCTCAGTACCTATCGTTACAGTACCAGCAGTGGGAAAATCAGCCGTAGAATCTACTGTAAGCGTGGTAACAGCGTCGTTTACCGCACCATTTAGAAGGGTAAGGCTAGGCCAATAGGATAAATCCTGCATCTTTGTATTAGATAAAGGAATGCCATCGGTCAGTTCCCAGAACTGAGGCTTATCGAAGTTGTTGGTCAGGACTAAAACACCACCTATAATCGTGGATGTCCAGTTCTCATCTGCTGTAGCTGAGTACGCGCCTGATGTGCGAGTAATGTTATACCACTTTGTTGCCCGACTTACGGTAGAGTCATCATCATGTGCAGCAGCACTCGTACTGTCAGCACCTCTAGTACATCCTGTAAAGGTAGTGGTTGTCTTTCCAGTATACGTTATATTCTCAGAACCTACCGTAATAGTTCCAACAGATTCAAAATTAGTAGTGCTATCTACGGTAACTGTAGTCGCGCTATCATTTAACGCACCATTTAATAAGGTAGACAAACTGGTGTTATCATAAGCGTAAATAGCTGAAAGACCAGAAACTACCCAGAACTCAGGCTCACCTAGAGTAAGCTGTAGAATATGGTAAGGTGCGACAGGGCAAGTCTCCATCACCTCGGCATAGCCGGGCGTCTTCTTTATGGAACCTTCGTCTGTCTTGATGTTATTACCATCGCTCCAGACATTAGGAGGTAGCTGCCAAGGAGATGTCTCCTTGACTATACCTACCTGACCTACTTGATCTATTGGGATAAGAGCCATTACGGTGCTACGTAATCAGGATCATTAGGCCAGCCACCAGTTACATTGTTTACATGAGGTATGCCACCATCCTCATTAGGTGTTCCCGGCGTATTCTCGTATAACTTTATAGCGTCTAAGTCTGCCAGCGCATCTATCTCACCCTCTTTAATATTAGAGGTAACCCGTACATTTGCACGATAGGTCTTCCAGTCTGCCGACATTGCTGTACCACCCTCGGCTTCTCTATGCTGCATCCAGTCTGATTTAGCTAGGCTAGACGATGCTATGTCTTTTACCTTCGCCTTCATGCTAGTCTTTAGCTGATCCACATCTCTATCTGTAGTGGCATAGCTTATCACTGTCTCACCATCTACCAGAGTAAGTGTCTCCGCACCAGTATTATGGTAGCGTTGATCCGGTGTCTCTACTCGCGCAGGGGTAATCCCTAACTCAGCCAGTTCTGCCTTACTCCACTTACGGAATATCTGGCGAGGATGAGTCACACCATTTACTGTTATTTCTTTTGGTGTCCGTATGACACCTAATGTATCACTGTGCCACATAATTTACCTCGCGTTTGAGTATTTGAATGGTGATTCTGCGAATGCTATGAATAGTTGTGCTGCATTACCAGCACCCTGAGTGTTGTTGTTGTACGGCCTGAACCCATTACTTAGGAAATCAATATTAAAGTTGCTCTGGGTATCATCAGCAGTATTAGAGTTAGGCTCAAGTGCTGTATTCACAACATTGTAAGTATTTCTCTTGTTGTCTCGAAGTGTCCAATCCTGACCAGCATCAGCAGTTGCTTTGGTAATCACCATAGCTGGCTTAAAGCCACAGTAAACAAAAGCGTTGTCAGCTGCATCATTATTCCCCACAAAGCTACCTACCTTTGAGTAGCCTTCTACTGAATGGAAGCAGTAGGCAATCATACTCTCGGAAGATGGGTTTACATAAGAATGGGAGCCGGGAGTAAATAATGATGCTGTTGGCGCATCGTTAAAGAATCCAGCATTACTTGCCCAAGCATTAGCTTGGTCTAAGTTAATATACCCATCTATGCCGGTTGGTGTGCTGTATGTTGCCCAGTTATATGCCGTGCCTGTAAACTGCTTAGTAATAATTAAATTCGGTGCAACCGATAGTCCATGAGCAACTGTTGGGGTGCCAGTTCCAGTTCCAACCCACTCTACTATCGAAAATCCAGCAGTAGTATTTGCGGATATTTTTGTTGCTGCTATCGTTCCAGCTAATGCTGATCCTAGATTAGACCCATCTATCTTTACACTACCAGCAGTTGGTGTTGCTCCAGCACCAGCAGAGTTATCTGCGGTTGGTGCGCCACCAGCTTCCCAAGCCCATCCAACATATGAATTACTATCATTAGGACCGTTTACCGTACTAGCTGTTCCTAGAGAAAAACCATCAGAATTAAAACTTGTCAGTGATTGAGCGTCAGTACCCTCTGCGGCTGTATCATTTGATTCAAGGTATTTTGTCGCTCCACGGACAGAATCAAATACCATATGATCGTATGTACCATTTCTTTGCTTTATCCAAACCCAATCAGGCTGAAACGATATTTGGCTGATACTCTGCGCTGAACCATCTGCTAGAGCAGACCATGTCGAAGTTCCAAAATTATCACCCGGCAACGCAATCTCTGGGTCGGGTAGATTATCTGTGCATAGAGCAAGGAATCCAGAAGGTGGCTCGTAATAGAAATCGCCTTTCTCGTTACCGTCCTGATTGCCTTGTGCTGTTACGTTTCCGGCGAATGAGGAGTCTTGTCCAAAGTTACCAACAAAATTATCATCGCTATAGCCTCCGCAAAGTGGGTGCAGCTCACCACCGCCAGATAATGTCTGCGCTGGATTTGCTCCGGCAGCAGGATCTCCAGAACCATTCCATGTGTTATTTTTACCAAACCACATTTTGCCCGTTGATGGATCATAAGCAATCTGAACAATATCGCCGTCGGTGGCTGTAACACCAGAGGCTGAGGATGCCCCAGAAACGTAATAGTTTCCATTATCCAATCCCCAAGTATAGTAGGTCGCGGCAGCAGTACTAGGCCCACCAATATTATCGAATCTTGTGGATGGAGCAACCAATCCAATCCAAGTGTCTGCTGAACTAACATCCTTAGCTAGTATCTCACAATAAATCTTTGTGCTATCCCCCAAAGCGAAAGTTGCCTTAGTAGGCCCACTGACAGAGCCAGATGTATTAATCCATTCTAAGTTACCCTCAGACCAAGCACCGTATACTGTTCCGCTATTCATTCTTGGTGCTAACGGATTCCAAGTACAGAAGTTATTAGTCGGCGTATCAATCATCTGGTCTGTTGCTACCAGATTAGTCGCTGTGAAATTATTGTAATTCCCCGATGAGTCGGCACCAAGACCACCAGTGTAGTCAGAGTGGATCAGGAGTTTTGTGTTTGCGTCTGCTTCAAATGGGTTGCCACGGGTTTGTGGTGTGAATGTTGTGGT